CTTATTCCTGATGCTGGCGCGCCATTGGTCAGGCGAGTTGACTTTGAAGGAGAAGAGCCGGATGCGATCTTCGAAGCTATTGTGACTGATGAGATGGTCGCTCAGTACCGTACGGATGCTTTGCTCTTGCCCAATCTCCCTGTGTGGCCTCCTCCTGATGTCATGAGCCGTTGTGCCGCTAGGTTTTACGACCTTTATGCGAATCTTGCTGCTTGGGATGCCGGTGCTGAGTTCTTCGATGCTCCTTGCCCTGATTCAGGGTTTTTCGAGCTTTTTGAATTAATTCTCCATCGCCAACGACCAAATTACCCTGTTGAGCTTCCAACTCACATGGCTGTTCCAGCTACTGTTCAGGGCGAATTGCGTGATCATCTCATGCGTTTCGCAAGGTCCACGTATTGGCGCAGGATGGCTCGGTGCCCTCAAGTTTGCATCTCTGGTGTCCCGTCCAGCGCGAAGAGTAGTCTTGTTCGTGATTATTGCATCGGTCATCAGGTTTTCGACGTCTGTGTTGTGGTGCCTTCCCATGCACTCAAGCGGGACTGGGAGCGTCAAGCAGACAATCACTTCAGGGTACACACCCAACACGATTTGCCTCCGGCAGCTGAGCGCGTGCGTTTGTTGATCATCGATGAGTGTTACAGTATCGACGCTGCGACTATTTCTTTGTGGCTGCGGTTCGCTGAAGCGCGGCGCACTCCTGTAGTTTTGATTGGAGATCCTTTCCAACGAATCGCTGATGTTGGCGGTTTGCTGCCCGTGGATCATCCTGTGTATAGTACGCGGCGGTTGAATCTATTTGTCGGCAATTCTGTGTCAGTTGTTGCCACGCATTCTATAGCGCAGTATTTGGGAGAAGCGCAACGAGAGTTGCTTCAAACTCGCAGCTTGGTGGACAGTGGCGTTTTCTGGACTTCTAATATGCATCAAATGTTCCGCCCTGTCGTTGACATTAAAATGAGACCGCATCAATTTTCCGATCCTGCTTATGACCCGCACGAGGACACCGTTGGCCGCGCACAAGGCACTCGTGCACGTTCGGCTGTACTTAGTGTGGCCGCGAATGTTGGGCCTCTCCGTTGGTTGCGTGAGCATAACGCGGCGATAATAATCGGAATAACGCGCGGTACCCGTGTCAACTTCCTTCAAAGCAATTTGGAAGTGCGTGGCCTTTGCTTCCCTGGTGTCGGCTTTGAGCTGTTTGATAATGCTGAGGTGGTTAATGGCTTCAGGGCGCGCATACCTTTTTCTTTGGATGTTTATCCAACACGGCGCTTTTTCACCGACCAAAGCAATTCCATTGTCGCTAAGAGCAGCCTACCTGTTTCATGCAGGCCGCTCGAAGTTTTTGCCAGTCACAATTTGATTCCTGATGATTATGGCGCCCCCGATCCCATGCCTTTCACGAAATTGACCTTTTTGGAGATGCAGCAATTGGTTTATGCTAACACGAATTTCGATCTGCTCAAGGATCATAGTCATGCGGTAGATTTCATCGCTCCCAGGCCCGCGCGTCTGTCTTCTATTACTGCCCCACCCGCGCTTGTTACTAGATCTGATGTGCGGTGCGGCTTCATTGATGCGCATAAGATGGCTGATGTACAGGTATCTTCATCACAGTTCGAATCTTTGCGCAATTTCATCTTGCGGAATCTCACCCCAGCACAGTCGCGATTTGCTTCAAGTCGAGACTATAGTAACGCTGGCGAACTCATCCTCCGTTTGAGCGCCGCGTTTGGTGGGCAATGTTATGGCGCGAATTTGTGTTCTGACGGGATATCCAATTGGCTCGCTAAACGGGCTGATGCGTTCGTGAATAATTGCACACTTTATGCTGGTGAGACGAAGGCCACTGTCACTTACTCTAGTTTCCTGAAGACTCAGCCCAAGGTCAAGGCCAAAGCTGGTTTCGCCGCTATGCTGAATTATGGCCAACAAGTGATATCGCATCATAACGCCATCGCCAGCAGATTAGCCAATGCTCAGGGCCTTGCTTTTGAACGTGCTTTCGGTTTTTTCCGCTCAGGCGTGCTTTTGGATATTGGTTTTTCTGACGATGAATTGGCTAGGCTGGTGCGTTCTCTCGGTTTAGATTTCAATGAAAACACGCAATTGGACATCAGTCGACAGGATTCTTGCCATAATGCTTCTATCGTTCTTGCCTTTTGTTGGTTCCTTGAGCAGATTGGCATTGACCCTGCTGATGTGGACTTGTACTTCCAATTCCGCAGTTATTATGCAATCAAGAGTCTGGATCCGCATCAGCACGCAGGCGCAGTATCTTGGGCTTTGCCCTCTGGTGACCCGTTCACGCTTCTAGCAAATTGTTTCATGATGTTAGTTTCTATTGCTGATCGCTTCACTTTTGAAAGTTGTGTCCGTACTTCGCTCATTCAGAAAGGTGATGATTGCTTGACTACGAGTGTTCTCATCGCTAGACCTGAAGCTGAAGTGTTATTACCGGACGTCGTTTTCAAGACCAGCTTCAATGCTTACCCTTATCATGCTGGTCGTTTCTGGGTCGGACGACGTTTCGTTGCTGACCCTGTGCGCGTGTTATTTCGGCATTTTGCGCGTTTGGAAGATCCCACTGTGCCTGTGCAGGCAATATATGATTCATATATTGACCGGCAAACGGAGATTAGTGCTGAGGAATATGGTGCTTTGTATGCTGCTACTCGCGTTATGTACGATTATCTGGACGATGAGTCCCTTGATATCTGTTTCAGGTCTCTTTCTTCGTTGCGTGATTATCAATTTTTCCTTGCCACTTGCACGCATCCAGCTAATTCTGTTCGCGTGATATCTACGCCAACTGATTGCGCGGTTACTGTTGCGCGAGCATTGTCTATTCCTTTCCCAGGTCGTTTACGAGGTAAAAGCCAACAATTCGTTGCTGAGTTTTTCTCTAGTAGAGGCTTTCGTGTGCAGATTGAAGAGGAAGACTTTGGGCATGTTGTGCTTCCCGATGTCATCATCGTGTCGCCAAGACATTGCTGCATTGTCTTGAAAGACCCGGAGCGGGTTAAAGGATTCAATCTTTCATCATGCCTATTGACGCATCATCAATTACTATCTCCTCAGCCCGTTTCCGTCACGAAATTAGCATCGTGGGCATGCAACGCATTTCAGCCGCGCTTGAGCAGTTCCAAGATGTCATTGTCAAAGACATCAGTGTCTCCGTCATCGTTGAACCAAACAGCGATTACGTCGTTTCGGCCCATGCCCTCGCTCTCAACACCGCCGCTTTTGGAGCCGGTGATGCGTGGCTCACTGCGCTCAATGACCCGCGCGCGATTACGGCCTCAGGCACTTCCGAAGAATCTCGGAAGAAGCGATTCAGCTTTGACCTCAGCGGACAACAGTTGGACCTTAAAGACTACAGTCGACTCGAACACCCAGTCACTGTCTTCTTTTGCCACGACGCCGGTATCACTACAGCCGCGCCTCATGCGACCGTCGCCAAAGCCACCGTCTTCGTCAACTATGAAGCTACTGGCGTCGGAAATTTCTTCCCGGTCATCAGATAGGGCGCCTGCTTCCGGTAAGTGAGAACTGTTCAGCGTTTCATGAACAGTATGCCACGATGGTTATGTTGTCTCTGCCTCTCCAGTGCCATCATCTGCGTCACCACTCA